GGTATATGCGAGTGTGGCAAGGTGACAAACTAGCATATACCAAAGGTTTTGCTTCTCGGCATCGGTAAAGCCGTCGATAGTTTCAAGCCCGGAAATGATAAGGGCGTTTTGTGCCATGAAATTTATCTGATCGTCGGAGAGTTCCGCAAACTGCGGATAAACCGCCCGAAAAGCATCTACATCGAAAGTCATAGCTCGCGCCCCCCTTACATCATTTCTTGCGGGTTTTTTTCTTGCCCGCCTCTTCCTGTTTTGCCGCTCCCTGTCCGTTGTCAAGTGCGGAAACGTCTTCTTTCGCCTTTGCCTTTGCCTTTTCGGTTTCGCCATCTTTGATGAAGCCGCCCTTGAAAACCGGGTGTTCAGCATAAACAGCTTTTACCGCTTGCCACATATCAGCATCTACAACCGTCGCACCGAAAGCACCGACGGCAGGGAGAGGCGAGTTAACGCCCCGAATCCCCGCGCCACTGCCTTTAATGACAACGGTATGCACAAGCCCGGATTTGTCCGTCACATCAAATTCAATGTCGCGAACGCCGTTATAAAATACCGTAGTCTGTGCCACCGATTACACCCCCAGCATCGTAACGATTGCGAACGGCATATAGACGATTGCGCCATACGTGCCCGCGCTGATTTTCTGATACATGGACGAGCTGTCGCGGATAATGCTGTGAGCCTTATATTTTTCGGAATAGCCAAATTCAACGGTGGGCTGTCCGTTTACCTCGTCGGCAAGAATCATGGCAAGGTTGCCGCTACCCGTCACCATTTCCGGCGCGGAAAGGATTTCCATATTCGGATAGGTGTCAGCCAACATTTTCTTGACGCTTGCGCCGAACGCATTGACCTTGTTCAACTCCGCGAGAGCCGCAGGGGCAATCACAAGTTTCGTGCGCGTGTTGCCGTCAATCCAGCCGTTGGAACGCTCGTAAAGCTTTGCGTACATCTTGGCAAAGTCAGCCATGATTTCGTCGGCGGTTTTCAGCGTCCACGTATTGCCCGCCGTGCCCGTGGTCGGCGTGAGGTCGGCGTTAAGATTCGGGTCGTTCAACAGACCGTAGATGTTCAAGCCCTCCACGCCGTAGAACGCATACTTGTTGAAGCTGATTTCAAGCAACGTAGCCGCCGAACGCTGTTTCTCGGCGAAAAGGTCGATACGCGCAGCCGCGTTAACGTCCTGCTCCAAATCACCAACTCGCAAAGTCGTTTGAAAACGATACTGCTGCCTCGTCGGGAAGTTCGTGTTCACGTTGGCCTGACCGTTGGCATCGTAATCCTGATACGGGGTAACCGTGCCAGTCAACTCAAGGGCGCGGAACTGGGTGAAGGCCGTGCTCCAATCGCCATTCTTAACCTCCGGCGCGATAGCCTTATAATTCCTCTTAGCCGTCAAAATCTCGATAACGCGCGGGTTTGCGTACACGTTCATATACGCCGGGACGGCGGTATTCGGGTCAAGCGCATCGGTCACGCCCTTGTGCGGTTCCGCCGCGTCAAAAAACTTAGACGCGCCGCCGAAATCAAAGCCTTTCTGCTTTGCAAGTTCCATATCAATCATTGTCCATTCCTCCTTTAGCGTTTCGTGATAATCGCCATGCCGCCGCTCGTCGTGGCGTTCCAAGTCTTGAAGCCCGTGTCCGTCGCGCCGGAGCTAGACAGAGTAGCCGCGCCCGTGGAATTGTTGGCGTAAACCGTCGCGCCTGCGCTCGTGGTTGCATCAGCCTTGATGAAAAAGTCACCCTTAACGGCCAGCTCAACCGCCGCGCCATTCGGTACAACCAACGTTCCGTCCTCGGTCATGTCGTAATAGTGGTAATTCTGCACCCTCTCGGCAAAGCCTACAGGTGCGCCGGAGCCGTTGCCGACGGCCTGCCCGTTTGCGTTCTTCCACGCGAAGCCGCCCACCTGTACCGGGGCAAAAGCCGTGCCCAAATCCGGCGGGGTCACAAGATTTTCCGGCGTGTAGATAGCGGGCTGATTGTTGGCGCGATCGCCCGGAATCGCTTCTTTATTGTACTTGCCAACCTCTTTCTGATACGAAAAAGCCATTTGTCATTCCTCCTTATTAGCGCGATTTAATACCGCGCAATACATCATTCATCGGGTCTTCCTCGGCGGGTGCCGCATCCATAATCGGGGCGGCTTTCGCCAGCATCTTCACCATCGCGCCAAATGCGGACGGGTCAACTCCCTCCACCTCAACGCCTTTTGCATCAAGTGCTTTCTTGTAAATGTCTGCCGCGCTGTCGAACGCAAACGGATTGCTAATCTTGCCAACATACGGGGCGACTTCCTCCGCCGCCGTATACAGTGCCGCCGCCATCGCCTTATCAAAAACGGGCGCGGAATCTTTCGCGCATTTGTCCTCGGCGTTTTCCTCTGCCTCATCCTTGCAAGCGTCCTCGGCGGGCTTTGCATAAGCAATCCCAGCCATAAACGCTTTCTGACTTGCTTTGTCTTCCGGGTCAAGTCCTGCCGCTTTCATAGCCTCGCGCAACTCGTCGGCGAGAACGTCAACGGGTTCTTCGTCTTTCGTTTCCACTTCCGGCGCGTTCTCAACTGCCGGGGCAGTGTTCGTCATGTCGGGCGCGGATTCCTCAACGATCTTTTCTTCTTTGATTTCCTCCACGGTATCACCTCCGTTTTTCAGTGCTTCGGTAAGTTCAAAGAAAAGGGTTTTCCATGCGTTATCTCCCATGTTTTCACCCCCTTTCAATGCGGAATCAGCCACGCGAACATCATGTCCGGCGCGGCCTTCCCGCACCAGTGCAACATGGTTCCCGCGTATATTTTTCATGCGTCCATCGTAATGCTTGCCGTTAAACATACCGTCTAGCATTTCAACGTCGCACAAGTACCCTGCTGAAAGGTCGCGAAACTCTCCGTTTTCAATGCGCTTGATTGCGTCTGCATCGGTCACGGTCAAGCTGTTTGTGAGATACGGCGCGTTAAATTCTGCGTCAGTGCCAAGAGAACCGACAATCTTATCTTTCGGCATATTTGCCGCATCCATTTCCCAATGGTCGAGAGACAACGGAAGGCCGTTGAACGTATCCACCGCTTTCTCAATTTCGTCGGCGGGGCGGTATATCTGATAAATCGCTTTTGGCTTTAGTCCAAGCTCCTGCCAACCGGGAATTGTATCGCCAACATAGGGCACAACTTGCTCTTTTGTGATATTGCTCGTTGAAACGTGCAAATAGCCGTTTTCGTCGAATGTTCGCGCCGTTTCAAGTGGCGAAGTATCGAAAATCATGATTTCACCTTCTTTTTATCCTTTTCAGCTTTTAGCCGTTCATCAAATAACCTCAACAATTCTTTCCATTCTTTTTGGGTTAATTCACCAAGCCGCGCAAGTTCTGACTTATTCATTTTTCAACCTCCGCCAAGATTTCCTCAATGCCCGCCTCGGTTTCTTCTTCGCTCAACTGCGGGATAACAGGCCGACACACACAATAGCAGTTAACCAACTCGCCCGGCTGGATGTAGTCCTGCACATTTGGGTTAGGATCATAACAACCTTCGTCGATAAAATATTCCGCGCCGTCCATGCCGCCCTGCGTGTGGTCAAGGGAGTGTGTTTCGCGGTAAGTCTTGCCGCTTGCTGTGTGCATCCATATACCTTTAGTTATGCCGTACGATAAAAGCCGCTGACGCGAAAGGTTGTTGGTGGCTTTATTCGTCTGATCTCGGGCGATCATGCGGGCGCGTCGCTCGGTAACGCCAAATTGATGATGAAGTTCTTCCGTCATGCGTGCGAGGTCATGCCCTGCCTCGATATTGCGTAGGACAATGCCCTCGACCTGCGTCAAACTTTCCCGCGCGATGCTTTTTATCAGATTGACGTTTTCTTTGACGATAGCTTGAAAGGTCTGCCGTTCCCGTTGGCTCATATACGAAAACTTGAGATTAAAACCAAGCCCCGCATCTTTTAGCGGTTTCGTCTGCTGGATAAGGTTGCCCGCTACATAGCCGCGAATCTTCGACACAAACCAACGCGGCAAAGTTTCAGCAAGCTCGTTAAAGTTGCGCGTCCACTGCCTAAGCAATTTCCGAAATGCTTGCAAAAGGTCATCCGTCGCGCTGTCGCCTACAATCTTGCTTTCGTTGGCGCGGTATTTTGCCCGCAACCAATAGACAACGCTATGCTCCATTTCGCGCACAGCCTTTTTTAAGCGTTTCTCATATTCCTTTTCAATTCCTGCGGGCGGGAATATCGGTTTCAGTGTCCGTTTCATTTTCGCTCTCCATCGGCAACGCCATTTCCGGCATCGGTACTTCTTCGTCTGCGTCAATATTTGCAAAGCCCGACTCCGGGTCATTTGCAAGTGCAAGCCGCGCCTCGCTGGACGAAATTACGCCCCTGTCAATCAAGGTTGCGTATGTGTCGGCGATTGTTTTATTACAACGCGCTTTTAAGTCGCTATCTTCATCTGAAAGCGGGACAAACTCAAACGAAAGCGCATCGTCAACCGCGCCCTTGCTGTTTAGCTGGAGCAGTTTAACAACATACTCCAAAGGCTCACGGAAAAGTCTTTCTTGCAGGGCGTGAATGTGGTCGTAATGGTTTTTCATATCCGCCTCGCCCGTCGCGTTCAGTCCGCCCGGAGTGATACCCCATAACTTGACGCTCGGCTCCCCGAACATCGCCGCCACGATTTCCATCTGTTGTTTGACTATATCGGTCACGCCGGAAAGCGGCTTCGATATTTCGAGGATATTTTCCGCTTCTTTGTCGATTGCCATTACGCCGTCATTGTCACGGTCAAGGGCGAATCGCTGAATACGCTTTCTGATATTGCCATAACGCCCGCCGTAAAGTAACTCCTGCATATCCGTAGCAAATACCGTGCAAGAGAATTTTTGCAAAAGCCTTGCCGCCGCCGCGCTACATTCGCCAAACTTCCGCACGTTTTCGGCGACGATCTGCGCCAATGGTATGCCGAAGAAGTTATAGGCGGGCAACAAAAGCGTATTAGGCTTATCTTCCGCGAAGTACAAAAAGCGTGAAGCATGAACCTCGCGCCCGTTAATAAGCCAAGACTGCGGAATGAAATAATCTTTATCCAACGGATTGAAACACGAATAACGCCCCGGCGCAATATATACAGGCTCAATCAACTTGAAGCCTTTTAACGTGCCACGCTTGAACGTGTCAGCATCAGTACCCAAAGGCAATTTCAAATCGTCGCCCGAAATATCGCCTGTATCAATATATGCCAAGCACCCGCCGAAATATCCGCAAAGCTCGGCGGCATCGTGGAACAGTTTATCAATTTTAAGGCGCGTCATTTCCGCCTCGATATAGCCCGCCGCGTCCTCGTCGCTTGCCTCTCCGTTGTAGTTAAACTCAATCCAACGGCGCGTCATTTCATCCGCCCGCATCTGCACACCCGCACGAATAACGCCGTTTTGGGAAAGTGCGGATAGTACGCCATAGCCGAGAAACTGCTGGAAGTCATACAATCCTCCAACCATGTTATAAATTCCGCACCCACGCAAAGCCGCGTCTTGTGCCGTGCGAAGATTGCTATTGCCATAACCTAAACTTTCATACGGCGAGAAGTCGCAAAGCACGCGCTCACGCTCCAACGCCGCGTCTGAAATTGTCATTTGTTTTTGCTTTGCCATTTACTCACCACTCCCAAAAAACATAGACGCACCGCGCCCGCGCTGGATAATACCATCAAGCGCATAGCGTAGAGCGTCCAAACAATGGTTCCAAGCGTCCACGATAATCGGCAATATATCGCCCGTCTGCTTGTCCACTTTGTACGAATAATGATTTAGTTCGTCGATTGTATGGCGGCATCGCGGATGGACGACAATATCAAACGACTTCAAAAACTCTATGCCGTCCTCAATACTGCCCTGCCACTTTTTCGCGCCGCTAATATGAAAGCCGCGCCGTTTCATAAAGCTGATTGTTTCGGGTCTTGCGTTATCCGCTTTTATAGGCCAGCTTCGCGCCGTTTCTATCGTGTCAAATAATGCGGGCGTTTCGTCAAGGTCAACTCCTACGCCCCATGCTTCACGATCTATATACAATGTGCGGTCTTTGATATAACAACGAATAAGCGCGGTCGGGTCTTGCGCGAAACCCCAGTCAGCCCCCTGATAAAATCTCGCGTCGCGGTCGGTTTCAAATTCTTCAACCCTAAACCGCCCCGCAAAGATTACGGCGTTAGAGTGCTTTCTAACCTCGCCCTCCCAAATGTGAAGATAGCTTTCATAGTCCCTCGCTTGCAACCAATCCTTTTCCTTTTCGAGAACGTCAGGGAAAGCGGGATTTTCGTTGTAGTTTACTTTGCGGACGTATGCGCCATCTGGCGGGTTGAGGATAAATCTTTGATATGTCGGGTCTTGCTCGTCAAGCGGGTTGAACGTCAGCCATATTTCGCTGTTGGGCTTTCGTATTGTCGGGATTAAAATATCCCAGCTGTCAGCACTAACGGCGGCGGCTTCTTCTACCCAGCAAATATCCACGCCTTCCGTTGATTTTATTTCTTGCGGGTTAGACCGTAAGCCCTTAAAGATAAACTCCGTGCCGCTTGTGCATCTTATCGCGTCCCGCGTGATCGTGTACGCACCAGAAAGCCCGATTGCTTCTATTTGCTCGCATAACAACTTGTGTACGCTGTCAGATATACTGCGTTGAATTTCGCGGGCGCATAATATCCGCATAGGCTTCTCATAGCCAAGCAAAAGCAAAGCCCGCGCGACGCTCCACGATTTCCCACTACCGCGCCCACCGTAAAACACTTTGTATCGGTGTGGTCGGAAAAGTTCCTCGAACGCGGGCGCAAAGGTAATCACTTGAAGTCCTCCGGCTTGTCGCTAAAATTGACTTGCAACGCGCCGGGAATTTTGGATACGCCCTGCACGTCGTTCTCGCCTAGCATTTCAAAGAGAACGCGAGCGAAGTCTGCCCGCTTGTGCGCGTTTTTCATCGTAGTATAAGCAATCGCCAAGCCGTTTGTTATATCTTCATCGTCGATACCTTCTGCTTGAATTGCCGCCCGTAGCTTGTCATGCTGACAAGGAAGCCCTACAAGCAGTTTTAATGCCTCGCGAATAGTTTTCCTTTCGCGCACCTGCTTTTGTCTGCCTAAGCCGCCTTTTCTACCGTTCTCTCGCGCTTTACTCGCGCCTTTTGTATATCTATGCGGCAAAATATTTTTATCGTTCACGTTCTCGCCCCCTTTCGGACCACAATATATTATTTAATTGCAACCCAACCCGCGAAATTCAAATACCGCCAAAAACAATCAACGGCAGAAAATCCGCTATCCCTCAAAAGCATCTCATTCCATTTTGCCGTAATAGGAACAAGAACACCCTCTAGGCTTTTTCGTTTTGTTGCTATTTGTTCTTCAGTATAGCTGTTTTCGCGTTTCATGTCGTAATACTCACTAACAAGCATTTCGTCTATTTCGTAAGTATTGCCTAATACCTTCTCAATTAAGACGAACGCGCCACCGGGCACAAGTTTTTCATATACGCTTTTGACGATCTTTTGCCTATACTCAATCGGAACAAATTGCAACGTAAGCACAGACAGAACAAGCGAGGCGTTTATATTTTCAAGCCCTTGCCGCAAGTCGTGATTTTTAACAACCATCAAGCCGTTATCAATCCACGCCTTATATTTTTCTCTTGCCTTGTCTAGCATCGGCTCACTAACGTCATATAGACGATAGGTATTGTACGCGCCGAAGGTTTCAACAAACGGCTTTATCGAGTTTCCATTGGAACACCCTATATCAACTATAAATGTTTTGGGCTTGACAAAACGCTTTCCAATATTGAAAGTTAGGGCGCGCATATCGTTATATGCCGGAATACTACGGGAAAGCATATTATCAAATACATTCGTAACATTTTCGTCAAATTCCCATTTTTTGTCAGGCATTACGATTGTATCTTGCATAAAATCTCCTTCTCGACCGTTTTCGCAATATGCGACATCATAACGGGTGGGACCATACGCCCTAGACGCTCCCATTGTTGCTCATAAGTTCCCGTTAAAATAAAATCATCGGGAATTGATGTTATTCGTTTTAACTCCGAAATTGAAAATTTCCTATCGTATAACGGATGACAATTTCCCGACGCGCTAGGTGAACCATTCATCTGACATATCGTAGAACATGGCGCGAACATTGATTCACGCTTTAGATTAAAATAGCTACCGTTCATATATCGGGCGCCACTATAAGGCTTAGAAGGGTTTTTCGG